CGTGTTTACCGTTACCACCACCCGTTAGGAATCTATTTAATATGGGAGATCTAAAAATTGATAGCAGAGGATTCGATAACATGGTGAGAGCCCTGCATAAGAAAACTGCAGCCTCCTATAAGGATGTGTTAAAAGCCACGGCCGGAGCTGTTCTAGAAAACGCGGCTAGGAAGACTTATTCTACGAAGCTAAAAACGATTAGAGCTTCAGTAGAGAAAATCATGTCTAGGACGTTTACTTCTTCTACTGGAGATAAAATTAGAAAAGCTAAAGACGGATCGTTAATAATAAAGCCGGCGGGGTTGCAAAAGTGGATCTTCCTTCGGAGAGAGTATGATCTATCTAATGTATCTAAAAAGAGACCGACGGGAATTGGGACAAAGCTTTCCCCTCGTTTTCAGTCTAGAGTTAATTCCGCGCTATCCGAATACAGAAAGGCTCAGAAGAACATTATCGCTAATAAGAAAACTAGAATCGCATCTTCTCAGAAGAGCTTTTTAGAGATAATGAAAAAGCTAAGGATTCCAATAAGAAGCAGCAGAGGACTAGGCAAAGCTATGAAGGCGAAAATTACTAGCAAGCACGGAGCTGCGCTCCGTGGAAGCTATTCTATCTCTGATAGAGTTTGCTCTATAATTATAAGGAGCAAGTCTCGCGCAGCTTTAAATCCTAAATCTGGGGGCATATTTCAATTCGGCGCAGCTTTAAACGGACAGGCGAAGGCATTTAAAATAGCCTCTAAGAAAAATTTAAAAACATACACGGAAAAATTTGCACAACGAAATGGCTTCTCTGTTAGATAGAGAACTAAAAAAACTATTCTCTGCTCGATTACTTCGCCCTCCAGTAGATTGGGCGTTCGATAATTGTGTTCTTAGAGATAATGTATCGGAGCTTCCAGGCTCTCTAAAAGTTTTTCCTTACGCGGAGTCCCCTCTAAACGATCTAGTCGATCCTACGATTAACAAGGTTACGCTCTGCTGGGGATCGCAGTCGAGTAAGACGACGACTATGTATGCTGGGATAGCTTATCTTCTTAGCGAGTTTCCGAAGGATACTCTATGGATTATGCCTAGCGCGGAGAACGCTCGTAACTTCTCGAAAGGACGTTGGCTTCCTTTTATCGACGACTGTAAGCCCTTGAAAGAGCAGTGTCCGATAAGCGCGGCATCTGGGAGAGTAGACTCCGATAAGATTACTAATATGCGTCAGGAGTTCTTATCCTGCACGCTTACGTTCGCGGGCGCAGGATCGGAGAATAACGTAAAGTCCGCTCCTGTTGCTTATCTAGTTCTCGACGAGATCGACGAGATCGATCCAGATATCCGTCTCGCTGCGCTAGAGCGGATTAAAGGACGGCGCGAGTATAAGATTATCCAGACAAGCACTCCGAAGGACGAGACAGGAGGAATATGGGAAGAGTATCTCTACGGAGATCAGAGGAGATATTTCGTGCCCTGCCCTCACTGCGAAGATTCTATCGAGTTTACTTGGCGTCAGAAAGATAAGGACGGAAACTTACGCTACTCGATAGCTTTCGACGAGGAAGCTAAACTCGAAGACGGAAGCTACGACTTTCATAAGATCTACGCTTCCGCTCGATATCTCTGCCCAAGTTGCGAAGGAGAGATTCTCGACGCGCATAAGCCGACTATGGTTAAGAACGGAGAGTGGAGAGCGACGAATCCTAACGCTCCTATAGGACATAGGAGTTATCATCTTAATTCTCTCTACGCGCCGGCTATGACTTTCGGAGCTTTAATGGTTAATTGGCTACAAGTAAGTGGATCGTCGCACGGACTAAGAAAGTTCGTGCAAGGTAACTTAGCGGAGCCATGGCGAGAGGACTGGGCTAACCAAGACCAAGCGGACGCGAACGAACTAGAACTCGATTACGATCGCGGAGATCTTCGCGGAGAGTTTCGCGTAATGGGAGTCGATACGCAGACGGACTCTTATTGGTATATCGTTAGAGGATTCGATCGAGATGGGAATAGCTATCTCGTAGACTTCGGACAGGTGGCTTCGTTCTCCGAATTAGATATTATCTACGATCAGCACAAATGTCATTCCGCTATAATCGACTGCGCGGGCGATAGAACTTCCGAAGTCTACGAAGAAGTATTCCGTCGTCGCTCTAAATGGTTCGGATCGAGAGGCTGGGCTAACTTGCAAGGAGAGCAACCCTATCGGCTACAAATGAAAGATCCTTTTACTGGTGACGCGAAAGGACGAGCTGGACGATCTAAGATCCGCTATCTTCACGTTAATAAGAAGATCTACGAAGAAGATCTCGCTCGCTTACGATCGAGACAGATGTCGGGCTTCTATACTTTTACGGATACTCCGTCGGTCTACTACGATCAGCTCTTCTCGACTTACTGGACCAAGGAGACGGATCGGAGCGGACATATTAAAGTAGTTAAGAAGCTAAAGCGGAGCAAAGGGGACCACTTGTGGGACTGCGAGATCCTCGCTCGCGCTCTTTCGAAGTTTATCGGAATCGCTAGAGTGGATAGAGATACCGCTATATCGGACGCGGAATCGCGTAGACCGAAGATAAATCCTTCTTCTAGAACTAGAAACGCGACTGGTTTCTGGGGATAGTAATCGGAGAATAACGTGGGAATTAGCCTTGACGGAGGGGGGCTAATGTCCGAATATAGCAATATCGAGGCGCTACTCGACTCGAACTATAACCTAAAAAATACGACAAATGAAAAAATTCACTGAAACTTCTACTAAGCTCTACGATCTAAAATTCATGGATTTAGGAGTTAAGGATTCTAAAGGACGCGAAAAAGGACTTCGCTTTCAAATCAATACAGTAGAAGTTCGCGAGCTTACGGAAGAAGAACTCTCAGGAGTTCACCATTCTCTAGATCTCGACTTCATTCCTACTGACGGAATTATCTACGAAGTCCGTCCTAACAAGCTACGCGACGGAGGAATCTTCGGACGCTTACAATCGGTTTTTATTCCTAATCTAGAGGAGACTACAAAGTTTATCTCTAAGACTATAAAGCGTCACAAAAAATAATCCTAACCCTCCTCGCTCTTCGGAGCGGGGAGATTTTTTAACCTATATAAAATACGACCAATGATTACTGATAATATTAAAATTAAAACTCCTCGCGAATCCTTCCTCGCTAATACGGATATCGATACTCTATTCGATATCGACGGATTCGAGATTACTCCTGCTAAAGATGCGATCTCCTTCGTTACTTCTCCGACAGGAATAGTAACTTGGACAGAGGCGACTACTTGCTCTCGCTGCGGAGGATCGGGTCTATGGCGCGGATCTTGGCACGGAATTCAGACCACAGGAACTTGCTACGGATGCGACGGAAGCGGACACGGACGCGACGCTAGAGTTAAAGGATACTCTAAGGACGCTTACGCTCGCTACGCGAAACGTAAGGAAGCTAATCTAGAGCGAAAGAATCTAAAGATCGAGCGCGAGACTAAGGAGCGTCTAGAGAACTTCCGCGAGGAACTCGACGCTCTAGAGGAGTTAGTAACAGCTCTTCTTCCTGTCCTTAGTCGAGCTTACGTTAAGTCTAATAGTCAGTCTAACGACGACTGGAGCTTCGTAGATAAAGTAGCTAACACGCTTCTAGTAGTTCCTAATCGCGACTACTCGATTCGTCTCGACGCGAGCGATCTAATACTTCGCTCTCGCGAGGAACTCTCTAAAGGTTGGATCGTTAAGTCTCCTAAGACTATCGACGCTCTCCGTAATATGTTAGCTCGTAAGATCGAGCAAGATAAGGAGAACGAGTCTACTCCTAACTGGACCGTCGAAGGACGTCAGGAGATCGAAGGAGAGATCCTCTCTACTAAAGTAGTCGAGAACGACTACGGAGTATCGGAGAAGATGCTCCTTAAACTTAGCGACGGACGAAAATGCTGGGGAACAGTTCCTTCTAAATTAGACAAATTTGACATCGGAGATATCGTATCTATCAAGGCTACTATATCTATCTCTAGAGACGATAAGACTTTCGCGTTCTTTAAGAGACCAAGTCTCTCGAAGTCGTAGTAAAATAGGATATAGTAACGGAAGCTCCTCTCGTCGTCGTATTCGAGAGGAGCTTTTTCGTGTAATTGACACCGAGACGGAATACGAATGGCCGCCACTACTTCTACAGCTCAGCTTATCGTTATAAGAGATAAGCTCCTTCTCGCTCTTAGCAAACTAGCAGAGGATGGAATTACGTCCTATAGTATAGGAGATCAGACGTTCTCTCTAGCGGACGTAGGAGATCTCCTTACGCAAGTAGAGCGACTAGATAGGCTAATAGCTCTAAAGGATCGGACGCTAGGCGGACGAGGACGGAATCGTATTACTTTAGAAAACTATAATGGCTAAAAATAACAAAAAACCCACGCGCATAGGATTCGCTACGAAGCAATTTTTAAAAGCTTTTAGAGGATACGATGCTGTAAAGAACACTCGTTACCGCGCTCGTCGCGGAACGAATCCGATCCGATCCGAAGAGATCGAGTTATCTAACTACGATCGTAATCAGCTCGTCTCTACTTGTTTAGAGTTCCGTCGTAATAATCCGATCGTCGCGTCTCTATCGAGACTTCGGAAAGCGGATATCGTCGGACGAGGAATTATTCCTCAGCCGACTACTGGAGACGCGGATACAGACGTTAAAATTATAGACGCGTGGAATAAGTTTTCTGAGAGTCCTGAAGTAACTGGTATGCTCGATATGCGAGAGCTACAACATCAGATGATCGACTCGCTCCTTTATTACGGAGACTGCGGAATAATCGTAGGTAAGGATAAGCTACAATTTATAGACGGATCTAGAATCGGGAATCCTAACGGAGAAACTACTTCGGACGAGGACTCTAGCTTCCAGAACGGAGTAGAGATAGATAAGATGGGTAAGCCCGTCTCTTACGCTGTAGGCAATCGAGTATCTGGAACACTTAAAGATACGAAGCTAATACCAGCGAGAGACTTTATTCCGTTCCTAAAGAGGATGCGTCCTAATCAATATCGAGGAATCCCAGAACTAGCTCCTGTAATCAATACCCTACAGGACTGCGACGAATACGATCGCGTCGAGATGATGGCGGCTAAAGTTAGCGCGTCTCTAGCGGTTGCTGTTAAGCGCGAGAACTCCTACGAGTTCGAACTACAGAATCGACTAGACGGAAGCGAGCAGGACGCTCTAGGCAATCTCGAAGAGTTTCAGCCTGGAAGATTTCATTATCTAGAGCCTGGAGAGGACATTAGCGTTATCGGATCGAACGGAAGACCGAACGTAGATGGCATCCAGTGGGTAAGTTATTTACTTAGAAAAGTAGGAAGCGCGGTAGGCATTCCGCTAGAGTTCCTTCTTATGGAGATCGGAGGAAGTTCTTTCTCCGCTTCTCAAGGCGTCGTTTTACAATATCAGCAAACAATCGAGAACTATCAGACGGATCT